CACGATGGGTCTAATGATAAATTACCTAAAGATCATGTTTATGAGTGGGGTTATCAAGAGTTAAAAGACTTATTAGAAAAACATTTCGTATTAGAACGTCATTATGGAACTTTTACTCAAACAAATAATTTTAATAAAAACCACCGTGCTAATATGAGATGGTCACAAAATGTTATTGACGATATTAAAAATAGGTTCGATAAACATTGGCAACGAGTTATATTAGCAACGGCTTATCCTGAGACTGCTAATAATGTTAATTGGCATTTAAGGAAGAAGTAATGGATCCTGTTAAAAGGTTTTTCTGGTGGATCGAGGAAAGACATGATATCTTTAAGAAAAAAGAACAAGGTCTTCCTCGCCCTTGGACAACGGATAAGATTTTAGATAAGTATCGATTTACTAATCCGTTTCGAGAAAACGATAAGACAACTGTTTGGTTTCGAGAAAACATGAGACAACCTCTCCATAATCAAAGAGAGGTCTTTATGGCTACTGTTATCTTTCGTTGGTTTAATCTTATTGAAACAGGAGAAACTTTACTAAAACATAATCTTCATATTGATTGGGATCCTGAACTTGCTAGAGAAGAAATAAAGAAACAAAATAAATATGTTACAGGGGGTTATATAATAAAAACACCTAATGGTATGGATAAAGTTGATGGGGTTATTTTTTGTATAGAGAGAATATGGCATCGACGAGGTTGGTTAGCAGACGATTTAATAGAAAATACAGAAACTCTAAGACGTGCTCATATTCTTTTAAAACAATTTCCTTATCTTGGTGCTTTCATGGCATATGAACTTGTTACTGATCTAAGGTATACGATGTTTCTAAACTCAGCTAAAGATATAAAAACTTGGGCTAATGCAGGTCCAGGAGCAATGAGAGGATTAAATAGAATATTTGGTAGAGAGTTAAATTGGAAAAGTTCTAAACATAAATGGAACGATGATATGTTAACTTTATTCTATTGGAGACATAACTTTTTACCACCAGAGATAGCTACAGTTATGGAGATGAGAGAGATAGAACATAGTCTTTGTGAGTTTGATAAATATGAACGAGTCCGTTTAGGACAAGGCACACCAAGAGGGAGATATAAATGATAACATTTCGTGGTGATAACGTAGAAGAAGTATTTCAAATAGCAGTAATGTCATTAAGAGAACCATATAACATGGTAAAGATACCAAGTAGAAATGGTGATGTCTTAATGTTCAAAGACCCTGTTTGTTCTACTTATAACTTTCCAAGAGAACGAGTAATGTTTCTTCCTGAAAGAAATTGTAATCCTTTCTTTCATTTTATAGAGGGCTTATGGATGTTAGCTGGTCGAAGAGACGTAGAACCACTAGCAAGATTTGTAAAAAGGATGAAAGAGTTTTCTGATGATGGTAACTTTTTATATGGGTCTTATGGTTATCGTTGGCGAAACCAGTTTGGTTACGATCAATTACATGACGTTATTCAAAAGCTAAAAGATAATAAATGGGATAGACGAATAGTTTTATCAATGTGGGATCCTGTAAATGATCTTCATTATAAAGGTAAAGATGTTCCTTGTAATACTCAAATATATTTTAAAGCCTATCCAACAAAAGAATTAGGTGAAGAGCATAATCAGATTAAATTAGATATGACTGTCTGTTGTAGATCTAATGATTTAATTTGGGGTGCATATGGGGCTAACGCAGTTCACTTTAGTATGCTTCATGAATATATAGCAACAATGTCAGGATTAAGTGTAGGTTGTTATCATCAAATTAGTAATAATGCTCATGTTTATTTAGATGTCTGGAACGAACTAGATAAGAAACTTTCTAAAGGTATCTCTCCTCATGGTTATGAAGCTAACCCAGAGATAACATGGCAAGACCTAATACAAGATAAACAAAACTTCGATAAAGATTTAAATTATTTCTTTAACCTGTTTTGTTCTAGTAAAGACAATAAAGAATTAGGTGGTATGTGGATAACCCCAGATCATTTTAGTAATATGAAGACATTCGCTTATACAGCGATACCTCTTGTTGAGGCATGGAATTATTATAAACAAAAAGATTATAAACATGCCATACTGCAAGCCTCAACTATCCAAGCACCAGATTGGAGAAAAGCATGTATGGAGTGGTTAGAAAGAAAGGAAGAGAGAGCCAAGAATGACTGAGAAACGTAGTAAGATAATACAAAAAGTTAATGTATTAGCTAACGATGATGTTAGTGCTTTGCATGAAGCAGAAAAGTCTTATGGAGATAGTTGGAAAAAGCGAGGGGGCATAGGTGCTTTTATGATGTTAGCTAGGAAGTGGGATCGTATAGAAAACCAATCAAACGATTATACTTACGATATCTTTTTAGCTTTAGAGGAGGATCAGAGACCAGAAGGACTTATAGACGATATAAGAGACCTTAGACGTTATCTGCTCTTAGTCGAAGCACAAATAGCTTTACAAAAGAATGCTAAATAAGGTAAACTCTTCTCCAAAGAAAGGGAAGAAAGCATTGCCGAAATATAAAAATCCTTTACAGGATCCTCTGTTCCCTCCTGATAGTGCATGGACAGTTCCAGAAGTGCTACCAGACTTATCGAAAGCTAAAGAAATAGCTATTGACCTTGAAACATGGGATCCTAACCTACGATCTAAAGGTGCAGGTTGGGCGAAGAAAGATGGACATATTGTTGGTATCGCTGTAGCTACTGATGGTTGGGAAGGTTATTTTCCAATACGACATAGGTCAGGGGGCAATTTAGACGAAAAAGTTGTTTTTAATTGGCTAAAAGACATGGTATCTACAGATGCAGATAAGATTTGTCATAATGCTTCATATGATATTGGTTGGTTAAAAGCAGAGGGTGTTAATGTAAAAGGTCGTATAATTGATACTATGATCGGTGCCCCTTTAATAGATGAAAATAGATTTAGTTATGCTTTAAATGCGTTAGGTAAACATTACTTACAAGAAACGAAAAGTGAAGACTTGTTACGTGATGCCGCAGAAGCATGGAACGTAGACCCAAAAGCAGACATATCAGAACTACCACCTATGTATGTTGGTCCATATGCAGAGCAAGATGCTGCGATGACATTAAGATTATGGAAGTTTCAAAAACAAGAATTATCAAGACAAGACTTATGGTCGATATTTAATTTAGAAACATCGATACTACCATTACTTATCGAAATGAGATTTAGAGGTGTTCGTATTGATTTAGACCAAGCAGAACGTATGTCTAAAATGTTCAGGGCTAAAGAAGAAGATGCTCTATTACAAATAAAAAAGTTAGTTGGATCAAATATAGAAATATGGGCGAATGCATCTATAGAAAAAGCATTTAAGAAATTAAAACTACCATATAACTTTACAGAAAAAGGATCACCCTCCTTTCAACAATCATGGTTAGAAAATCACGAACATGAAGTTCCAAAGTTAATTGTAAAAGCACGAAAGATGAATAAAGCAAGGACAACATTTATCGACGGAATGCTTATGAGTAATCAACAATCAGGTCGTCTTCATGCTGAATTACACCCACTTCGTTCTGATGACGGTGGTACGGTTACAGGTCGTTTTAGCTACAGTAATCCTAATCTACAACAAGTTCCAGCAAGGGATCCTGAAATAGGTACGGCTATCCGATCATTATTTATTCCTGAAGAAGGATGCCAGTGGGGTGCTTTTGATTACTCTCAACAAGAACCAAGACTCGTTGTTCATTATGCAGAGATGATGGAACTTCGTGGGGCAAAAGAAGCTGGGGATGCATTTAGAGATGGGGATGCAGACTTTCATCAAGTCGTAGCTGATATGGCAGGCATACCAAGAAAGCAAGCAAAGAATATAAACTTAGGATTATTTTATTCTATGGGTGTTCAAAAACTGTCTAGTAGTCTAGGGTTAACGATGGAAGAGGGAAAAGAATTATTTAGCCAATATCATGAACGAGTTCCATTTGTAAAAGCCCTTAGTGAACGAGCTATACGACGTGCTGCAGATCAAGGTAATATAAGAACATTATTAGGAAGACGTTGTCGTTTCGATAAGTGGGAGCCAATGCAGTTTGGCACACGAAAAATTATGGATCATAAAACTGCTTATGCTGAACATGGTAATGCTATTAAAAGGGCTTTTACACATAAAGCTATGAATAGATTAATACAAGGTAGTGCTGCAGATATGACTAAGAAAGCAATGCAGTTATTATTCGAAGAAGGAATTATACCTCATATACAAGTTCATGACGAATTAGATTTTTCTGTAGAGTCAGAAGAGCAAGCAGTAAAGATAAAAGAAATTATGGAACATTGTGTAGAAATAAAAGTCCCTGTAAAAGTAGACGTGGAACTTGGACCAAACTGGGGTGAAGCTAAAGATGCTTCTAAAGTCATAGCTCATGCTGAATCTGTTAGAGGTTGGACAAGAGGTTCTGAGTCAGATTATACAAAGCAAGCAGTATAAACATTTTATTCTTATATAATTCCATTTTTATTTTTATTATAATAAATAAAAAGGAGCATTAAATGTCCGAAAAAACTATAAAGATGCCTATCATCATGGCTCTTGTCGCATGGCGAAAGCTACGAGAGTTGGGTGCTAAGAACGAAGCAGATCTAATCGCTGCAAATCTTATAGGTCAGGGAGTTGAGCTAGAAGGAGCTACTGCCGATGAGACGTTCGACTTTTATTCCGAGTATCTAATTACACACGGAATGTTATCCGTCGAGACGGCAGAAGAAGATTATAAAAACACTTGGAAAATCATACACGGAAAGGGAGAAAGCGATGAGTGAACAAGAAAAAATAGAAAGAAGAAATTGGATGTCTAAAGAACAGAAGATCCAAGTAGCAAGGAAGTTATTTGCAAGTTTGCGAGGTCAATACATAATTGGTCAAGCCCTCTACATTGCGATAAAAGAACTAGATAAAGTTCCTGGAGCAATGAAAGAAGTATCGAACATTGAAGATATGAGATTATTAATGTATAATTTATTTCCCATGTATAAAGATACCCAAGAAATAACTGAAAATATTCATAGTGAGTTTCCAACTACTCAAAGTCCTTACGATAGTAATGGCGATGAGTCGGCATAAGAAACATTATTTTTAGTTTTTATTCATTTAATATTTTTACTATAATAAAAAGGTAGTGTGGGGGTATTACCTCAGGTTCCTGCAACAGGTTCCTTATCCCCATTCTATTTGTTAGATGTTGCAACGTACTAGAAGTTGGGCGATAGCAAGGGATAGATAGAGTCGCTATCGGAATAGAAACCTCTATGACTTCGACGGAAGTCACTCGGTAATGTCCTACTTCTAGTACACTTTTTAGGGTGCTATGAGGTTGAGTACAACAGATAGCTTAATGAGAGGCAAAACACTTGCATACCGACCTCTCGCCCTACATTTTTAGAAAGGAAGAATATGGCAAATATATGTTATGAGTTAGAGGCTAAGTATGAAGTAACTTCATGTTATTTATTAGACTTTAATGTAAAAGATGTTTATGCATGGTGGATTAAGTATGATACTTTATATGTCCAGCATAAGCTAGGTGAACCTATATCAAGGTATAAACCTAATTTTCCAGGTCGTTCAAACGACTTTAAACATGCAAAAGAGTTTTATCAAAACTCTGCACCTGTAGAAGAAAACCCATTGAAATATTAGAAAGGAAGAAATATGGCAATTACTTGTCCAAGATGTGGTCATGGCATACACCAGTTTGATATGACCCCTTTTAAAATTTTAGAATTAATTGTTAGCTTTGATTGGCGAACTTTAAATGAAGATGAGACTATTCGCTATAAGCCTGTATTCGGTAAGATCCCCATGGATGGAGCGAGAGCTTTAGAAACATCAGATGGTGAACGTCTATTTATCATTAATAACATGACTTTATATTGTTTCGAAACTGGTACTACAGTTTCCCATGGTAAATGGGTCTTGCTTCATGTAGCTAATGAAGAGGATTCTAAATGAAACATTTTAAACAAAAACCCTATGGTCGTTCAAGGGGTATAGCACCTGATCTTTTAGAACAGATTATTAAACAAAATTGGAGAGGTCTATCAGCAAGTGATCTACAAACTTTCCAAGGTGTTGAATCAGATGGTGCAAGAATATTAGAAACAGATCACTTCACATATATTTTACATCAAAACACTTTAGAAGTTTACTCTCACGAAAACCATAGTATGATTCAATATGAACTCAAGCTAGTCAATATACTGGAGGAAGATGATGCAAGTGCCGTATGATTATTATACTCTTGAGAGATTGATAAGGAAGTGGCATGAAGATCGTAACCTTATCGAGGGTAGTACAAGTAAAGATCAGGTTCTAAAACTCTTAGAAGAACTAGGCGAGTTATCCCAAGCAGTTATTGAAGCTGACTCTTACGATACACCAGAAGTCCCAAAGGCTTTGATAGCAGATGCTATTGGTGATATGTTAGTTATTATGATAAATATTTGTATGCGAAATAATATGTCCTTAGTTTATTGTATGGAATATGCTTACGAAGAAATTAAAAATAGAAAAGGAAAATTGGTTAACGGATTATATATTAAAGAGGAGGATCAAAATGAGGATGCCAATGGATTTAACAACTAAGCGAATTAAGAAAGTATTAGTAGAGGCTAATCAAAGAGATTTAGCAGAGATCTTATACGATGCTCATACTATTTGGGATATAAAAACATTTACTGAGTTAGGCTTTCCACCAAAGTATGTAAAGAGTTTTATTCGTACTTATAAATCTGATGGCTCTCATAAAGGAAATATTTATGCAGACGATGGTTCAATTATAAAAGAACTCGAAGGAGTTTCGTCTCATAGAATTGTAGAAGATATGGCACGACGTTTTAATCTTCATACTGCTTTAGAGGCATCATATATGAAAGCAGGTCGTGGTAGTTCTTTAGCCGTACTTACCGATGCAGTTTTAAAACATGTAGAGGAGAATGTAGCATGATACTTTCTACGAAAGGTTATTATCGTATTCGTATTAAAAGACGTGGGGATCATGGATCATCATTCATTGGTTCATATCAAACACGAGAAGAAGCAGAAAAGAGATTAGAGTTTTTCTCTGCTCCATTAAAAAACAAAAACTTTTATTCAATCAATATCGAAGAAATGAGTGATACACTTAGCTACAAGTTTAACGATAAAAAGCATAGTTTTCCTATATAAATTGCCTTTTTGTTTTAGTATAATAAAAATAAAGAAAGTAGAAAGGATATTGCTAATGTATTGTAAAGTATGCGATAATGTTATCTCGCCCCCTCGCAGGGCTAGTCTTGGGTATGATACCTGTTTATCTTGTGGCGATAAGGAGGCTAAACGAAAAGTTCATACTGTTGTTCCTATGCATAAATCTAATTATGTTCTTGTGACTAACCTTTCGGAGTTAGTTAATATAAATACGAAAGGAGCATAAGCATGGCATGGAAAGTATTAGAAGAGGGTCATGGTTTCGGTTATGTCGAATATTGGCACCCAGAAGATATTGCTCACCCAGAGCATCCTGGAGAGATACCTGATGATCATATAGATTATATGGATGCAGAGTCTCAAGTTGTTTCTGCTTGGCAAGATGCTAACTATACTTACGTTATTCATCATGTCTTGGACGAAACTTTTAATTATTTCAGATATCCAAAGGAGGGACAGTGATGATAGGTAATCCAGATGATGTATCTAATCAAGTAATTGCAAAGATAGAACGATGGTTAAAACATGAGATTAGCCATCAAGCCCCTGTAGTCGATGGTGAAGAAATTCTTACTGACGGTACTGAGGGTATTTGTGAGGGTCGGTATGAATGTGCTGTCTCCTTATTAAAACAAGTCGAAAAATGGAAGAAGGAGGTAGGCTTATGAGTGAAAAATTAAACTATGAGGCTAAGTACATAGAGAGGACTGCTCAGTTAGTTGATACTAAAAACAAACTTAGTGATGTACAATTAAAATTAAGAGAGGCATATGAACTTTTATCTTTAGCTCAACAAAAATTAAAAACATTAGAGGGGAAACAAAATGGGTAAACCAAAATTTTTATTAAAAGTCACTTACCCAGATCAAACTGAAGAATACTGGCATGATCCTATGTGTGTTATTATTCCAGAACTTGCTCGTCTTCAAAAGAAGCATAATGATATGCTTGTATTACAATGGCTCGATATTAGACGAACAGGTATGAATATAGGACATATTGTTGATTCATCTGAGCCACGTGAAATCTAAAGATGTAGAATCAAGGGGAGGAGATCTTGATTCTACATTCATTTATAGGGGAAAAATAAACGATACTTAACGATAATCTATTTTTTGAATCAGTAAAAGCATTATTTTGTTATAGTAATCGTTTTTTATATCTCTTATTATAGTAGTAACTTAAATATTAACCATTAATTTAGAAAGGAAGAATAATGGCACATAATATCGAAACGATGGCTTATGCAAATGCAAAGCCTTGGCATGGGTTAGGAACAGAAGTTGCTGATACCCTTACTCCAGCTCAAATGCAAAAAGCTGCACAGCTTGACTGGACAGTTAGTAAACGACCAGCTTATACATTAGATAAGCCTGAGTGGTCATCCGAGAATGGTCAGATCGTTGGTGATGTCGGTTTACTCCAAGCTAGTGGACACCACTTCATTGTTAGGGATAGCGATAATTCAGTTTTATCGCAGTGTGGCGAAAAATACATACCTATCCAAAACAAAGATATCTTCGACTTCTTCGTTAAGTTTACTCAAGCAGGTCATATGAAAATGGAGACTGCTGGTTCTTTACGAGATGGTAAAGAGATTTGGGGTTTAGCCAAACTCAAAGATGATTTCGAATTAGCTGGTGGCGATGAAGTTAAAGGCTACCTCCTCATTAATCAGCCTCACGAAGCAGGCAAAGCAATGACGATTAAGTTTACACCGATCCGAGTTGTTTGTAACAATACCTTGACTATGGCATTGCGAGGCGAGGGTACTGCACTTCGTATGCCCCACGTCAAAGAGTTCGATGAAGATGTCCGAGCTGCAGCAGAAGAAGCACTTGGTCTCAGTAGTCAAGCGATAACCGACTTCAAAGAAAAGTCCGAGTTCCTTGCATCTCGTCAATACAAACAAGAATCAGTTCTCAATTATATTGCTGAGTTGTATCAACCTTCCGTACTTGTTGATAAAGCCAAAGCACTTACTGATGATGAATTCGTTATGCAAGAGCAGTTTAATGCTACAGCGACTCAGGTCCTTCAAAACATTGATCTAAGTCCAGGTGCTACGATGAAGTCAGCCAAGGGAACTTGGTGGGGTGCTTTGAATGGTGTGACTTATCACGAAGATCATCAGAAAAAGCAGTCAGCTCCTGGTAATGCTCTTCATTCATCATGGTTTGGCGTTGGAGCAAACAGGAAAGCCAAAGCATTAGACAAAGCTATCGAATATGCAAACGCATAGCTTGGTCGACTATGTCCAGTTGATTCTGGACATAGTCATTTTATTTACGACATAACAGTTCCTTTCGCCCCACCATGAAAATGGTGGGGTTTTTTTACGAGTAAAAACAGTATAATGTAATAGTAATCGTCGCCTTGTTTTACTATAATATAGGTAAGATTAATTTTAGAAAGGAAGAAAAATGTACATACAAGAACAAGAAGATCGTGATTTTATTTACGCATCACCCCAAGATTGGGATCGAGCCGAAGCTAGAGAGATTGGTTCCCAAAACCCTGATAGAGCTTATATTGCTACAGGTAATGATGTTTGGCATGTTAACCCATTTTGGGGTAAGTATGATAAGTGGGGTAATCCTTTACGAAAAGAAGCCCCTCATTCTCGTATTCCTCATCCAGAGGATATAGACTCAGATTACATTGATGAAGAGTTAATTGAGCAGTTAAAGAAAGAGGAGAATTTATAATGTATGCACTTTATGCACACCGTGAGGGAATGACTAATATCTTTATCAGGACATTTCCTCGTCTTAGTATGATGGATTCTGATACTATTGAACAAGGTGCTGGGGCTGTTAAACTTGACAGTCCTGCTTTTCCTGAGGGCTATGAGGCATTCGCCCTTAATCTTAAAACTGGTGACCTTTTGTGGTACACTGACCATCCTTGGGTTCTTGTAGAAGATGAAGAGATTCGTCAATCTTTCTTCTGTAGCTTTTCTTGTTTTGATAAGGAGTAATTGATAATGGAAAAAATGTACCCAACTGGTGTTATCTATGATGAAGATGATCACATAAGAGAAATCTTTCAGCACGAAAGTGAAAAAAATGTGCGAAAGTTGATGAAATTGGTTTTAGAAATCAGCGATAAAAATTTAACCAGTCAATACGTTGGTCGTGTTCATAATGAAAATTGGAGCACTGAACACAAAGGTAAAAAATATATTTTTGAAAAAGGTGAATTCGTAAGAATAGAAAATATCACTTAACTAACTTGGGGCAGAAATGCCCCAATGTCCCTCCTGTTCACTTTTAATGTTTTAATTTCTAAAACTCACGTCATAATCTCATAATCTCATAATATCTTCTGTAATGCTCTGTGGCTCTTGGTTCTTGGCTATGATATTTGTTTTCAAGATATCATAACTGTCAGTCATAGATAATGGGTCGGGAGAAAAGTTTTTTGTTTTTAGAATAAAAAACCATTGTATATTACTATTGTGTCTGGTAAGATATAAGGAAAGAAAACAAAGAAAGCGAGAAAAGGTCATATTGATGAGAGATCTTGTATACACTCCAGTTTCGCCATCAGAATGTGGGAATTACTGGGTTTGCTCAGATGGTAAGAGACACCGACCATTACTACCAAAGCACAAAAAGTTTTGTAGACTTTATGTTGAAGGAATGTCTGCTGCAGCTGCAGCGAGAAAATCAGGCTTTACGAAAGACATGATTGGCTCAAAAGTTCAAGGTTCTGCAATGCTTCGTAAGAATCCACTGGTTGGCAATTTTATTATTGAGCTTTTGGAAAAGCAGAAACAACGAGCAGAAGTTAGTGTTGACTCACATCTAACAGAACTT